AGTTCCATTTTCAAAAAATTGTATATACATTGGATTTGAGTTTGTGCCTTCCATAGACCAAGTAAAAAAGTGAACATCATAAACATTAGATTGTATAGAACTAAAATCTATATAATTTGGTGTAGTTAATGATGATGCAGTTTTAGTTTCAATTAATTCTAATTGTCCTGGTATAAATAACTTTTCATCAAGTATTAAATCTCTATGTTCTTTAGTAGTTAACACACCTGCATTACTTTTAATAGCTTGTGTTGGTCCATCTTTTCCTATGTATCCGTACTTACTCATAATTTTATATTACACCACCTTATACAAGGTAAAAGTACCACTTTCAATGTTTCCACTACCCATACTAAAACTAATGCCGTCATTGGCTTCAGCAACAGTATGAACTCCACCACCTTGTAAACCTCTTACTGTTGTTGTTCCACTTTGTATATGCGCTTCTTCAGATGACATATAACTGTATTCAGAAGAATTATTAAAATTATAAAGATACATAATCATAGCGTAGCCACCATAATCTGCTTCTAGTGTAGAAGTAGGAGTCCACCTATCATTATTTGCTGAAACATCATTAGCAAAACTTCCATCGGCTTTTAAATATTTGTTTGCATAATCATATTCGCTATCTGTATCAGCAGTACCGCCTGTCGTTACTCTTGCATATATTTGAGAATCTGAAGCTGACTGCATACCACTCATAGCTACCATATAAACATCATCTGTATTTATACCTGTTAATGTAACACTTGCAGTTGAACTTGTTACTGTTTCTGTATCTACTTGTACTAAACTACCTGCCATTAGCTATCAACTCTCAATCCATAAGTTCTTATAGTTCCACTACTAAATTCCCTTCCAGATACTTCAAGAATTTGGAATCCTGTATAACTTGCTTCGGTTTGTTCAAAACCAATACCTTTATAAGCTATTGAAACACTATTATATGCTGACATCATTTGCCATAATTGAAATGTATAACTACTTGAATTATTTGGATTAAATATATATGCTACAAGACCTGCACCCTCTGGATATTCATCTATTTGTCCATATTGCTGATATGTAGTACCTGTACTATTAGCTTCTGTAAAAGAAGTGTTTGATTTAAGTCTGTATGTTGCATATTCATAAGTACTACCAGTTACAACACTTCCACTATTATTTATATACCTCATATGAATTCTTGTTTGTGTTGAGCCTTGTGTTCTTTCAAGACCAAATATTGTTACTTTGTAAATATCAAAATCTGTTGAAAATACATCTTCTACATTAACAGAAAATACATCTGTACCTACTGTTGTTTCATTAATTAATCTTAGGTTACTCATAGTTGTTTAACCCCATATAATCTAAATACACCACTAGCAATATCGCCACTACCATCCATAAAAATTCTAAATCCGTCCACTTCTCCTGCTTGGTCGTAAGCACCACCACCAAAAATAAGTTTAAAATTACCCCCATTATCTCTTGTTGTTGAGTGTGAAGTGCAATAAGTCATACTTGAAGAATTTCCTGCCCCATAAATATACACATACGCATTAGCTACTTCATTAGTTGCATTACCTGTATGTTGTGTAATATCCATTTGTCCAGCTGTTGTTGCTATACTTTCAGTAGAACTATTTGCTGAATTAAGTTCAAATAATGCTCTATGATAATCAGTACCAGTTTGAAAAGTTCCACTTGTGCTTACTCTTAATGCAAAATCTTTATTATCTGTATCACTTTTTGCATTAATAATATATAATAAATGCACATCATATATGCTTTGTTTAATTGAAGTAAAATCTACTTGTGAAGTATCAGTTGATATAGTTTGTTCTTCAATAAGTTCTAATGAGCCACCTAAATGTCCTTGACTTTTTAAATCTAACGCATTAGTAACCGAAATAACGCCATCATTTTTCCTAACTTGTTTTATCTTGGTTGAAGTATCACCCAAATATCCATACGACATGGGTTACTCCTAATCTGTTATTTCAAGATAACTTGCAAAAAATTCTATATCTGATGCTGCTGATGCTTTTACTTGTATTTTATCAGTAGCTTCTAATACTAACTTAGATGTACCTAATACATCTAAAGAAGTGTCAGCAGGTACTGTCATAGTATAAGCAATATATGAGTCACCTGAAGAACCATCTACGACTCTTACATCTACAGTTGCATCATTAGTTCCATCTACATTAGTTGCTCTAAGCATCAAGACTATTGCTTCATGATTAGAATCTAATGCAGGAATTAAATCTGCTAGAGATGTAGTTCCATCTGCGTATGCGTTCTTAAATACATTTGCCATATTATTCCTCTTATCCTAGTGCTATTATTAATCCAATATCTGCAAAGCCACGAGTATCTACATAGTCTTTAACTGCTGCTGATGTTGGAATTGTTGTGTCATTATCGTTTGATGAAATACTTTCTGATTCTGTAACAAGTGTACCTGCAGCAATTTCTGATGCAGTAACTGATACAGTAAAAGTTAAATCATAAGGGTCACCATCTGTACCTGCATCTGTGTCTGTCCAGTCAATGTCAATACCACCACCTTCAACAAACTTAACTTCTCTTGCTGTATATACACCTGATGCAACAGCAGGAGCAATAGTAACTTCATCTCCATTACCATCTTCTAAAACGAATCCTTGTTGTATAGCATCATGTGCTTCTTCAAAATGTTGTTTAACTACAGCTAATCTAACTTTAGTTCCTGCTGCATGTGTAGGGTCAGTACCATGTTTGCTATCAATATCTCTTGTTACTGTAGCAGCAGCATGGTTTGTTCCTGAAGCCCATAATACAACTTCTCTTGTGCTGTCATTATCAGGGTCTATTACAAAATATGCAGGAGAATCTACTCCTGGGTCATCTGTCAAATTCATTGAAGTACCACCACTAGCTAACTGTGCAGCAAGTGTGGTTTCAAAAGCGTTTACTAAATTAGTCTCTCTAGCTGTCATATCTATCTTTCATTATATACTATTTTCTTATCCAAATCTCATTATTGAGAAACCATTTACACCAAGTATATCTCCTGATGTAATTTGGCTGAAGGTCTCTTGTCGAGTACCTCTGATAGTCAGTATAGCATATTGTGTTACGCTGCCAATGTTTGGATTACTTTGTATTGGATAACTTATTTTTTCTACAACACCTCTAATTATTTCTGCAGGGTCATATATTTCAAGAGTTACAGCATTTCCTTCTTTATCCTTTAAAGATTGGTAAATTGTTTCCCCTAAATTTTTAACTTTAATAGGTTTTCTAAAAGGTCTTTCTACTCTGTCTGATAAATTAACTGGTATTTGTACTACTACTAATTCAGGTCTTGCCAAAGCTCTTATTTGAAAAGATTTAAATTTTGGAGTTGAAGTGCTATTACCTTTTAAAACTATTTTAGGTATAACATACCTAGCTACCCTTGAAATCTGTGTTTCTACTCCACCAACACCTGAATCAACATTTACTTCTAAATCAAAACTACTGTCATTAGAATCATTTATAGCTTCGTATTTATTTGATATATGTAACTCTACACTTTCACCAGTAGCAAGTTCTTCTGTATCTACTTCTGCACCTACAAATTGTTTAGCTTCTGCTGTATAGAAATCTGCAGGAGGTGCAATTAAATAACCTTCTTCTTCATAGTTACCTGTTTGTTGATAAACTCCACTACCACTAACTGTAAATAAAAACTTTTCATTAACTTCACATATTCCATAAACATTTCCACCTGCACTTGCTTTCCAATATCTAGCTATACCTGCAGTAGGTAAATAATATCTCCATAGATATGATGTACTTCCTGATTCTTTTATTCCACAATAAACAGAATCTCTTGTTGTATATAAAGCATAAGGTGCATTATCAATGGCGTCTACATCCCATTGTTTTATTAATTGATTATTTGCTAATACATATAAGTCATCAGCTACAGTTAAATCTGCACGGTATAATCTTCCAATAACTTTGTTACCTGTTATCTGTGTAGCTTTAGTTCCATAAAAAACTATACCCTGGGATTCAACTATACAAGTTGGAGATTCACCTGTAATTTCTGTTTGACCTTTAGCAGTTAATACTCCTGATATATCTTTAAAAGAATATATTTTTCCATCAGAAGCTGTAGCTAAAACAGCAGCACCTGCATCACAAACGTCTGTGAATGTTTCTCCTGTTCCTAATGTAATAATTGCAGAACCTACAGTTGTATTTCCATCATAAGCGTGTATTGCATTACCTATAGTTACTAAGAACTGTCCTTTAACCGCCCATATCTTATCATAGATAGCAGCAGACATTTTTTGTGATGAAGAACCAGGAGTTGCATTAGCAGTAGGAAGTAATTCTATTTCTCCTGCTGAACCATTGTTAGCAGTTATATATAAATCTGAACCACTTACTGCTAAACCTTTTATGTGATAACCTGCTGTTAAGTTTGTAGATTGTGTACTCCATGTATCTCCACCATCAGTAGATATATATAAAGTAGCATCATCTGACGCAAAAATATTTGTTCCTGCCACAGCTAAAGAATTATCATTATCACTTGAACTTAACGCTTGTTCTAATTCTGTAGTATTTAATAACTGAACATTATATGCTTTACCTAAATCTTGATTAAATACATCTACACCTTCACTATCCCAAAACCTTTTAACATCTTTTTCTGTTCCATCTCTTCTATGTGCGTTATCTAAATTAGAACCACCTGAAAAATTTGTTCTTGAATATATACGTCCAATGTTAGAAGTAAAATCTTCAGCATTTTGTTTTACATTAACACCTTGTTCTTGAACATCAGATGACTGTATCATCATTTCTCTATCAGGAGTAATTGCAGACCTATATAATTGATTATCTACACGAAAATCGTAACCTTTTCTTTTAGGATTATTTTCTTCAGCTTGTGTTGTAAGTCTAGGCATTATGACTGAATGCCAAATACCTTACCGTCTACTGATACTGCTTCAGGATATTTGGCTCTTAGATATTTTCTTGCTTGATTAATTAAAAGTTGTTGATATTGAAGCAATGAATTTCTAACAGCATTACTGCTACCTACAGGAAAATTAGAAACTGCTAATTGGTCAGATATATAATCTGTTGTAGCTGAAGGTATATCTCTACCAGACATTAATTGAGCTGTTACTCCAACCATAATGATTGGTTCATACTCATCTTCTAAACCAATAGTTGCTAATGTATCAGACTCTGCTGTAGGTTCTATAAATTTTTTCTTAAAAGTTACATATACTGTATGACCTGAAGCTATATTTGAAAACTGTACTGCATGTACAACACTAGGACCTGTAGAATATGTCATTGTTCTTTCTGTGCTTGTATCGTCTGTATAAGTAAAAGGATTTGGTAATTCTATTAAAGATGTTGTTACAGGTTGAAAAATTGTTCCTGTAGTATCTGAACCTGCACTAAAATCTGTATATTGTGATATAGCACCTAATATTGATACTATATAATTGTGAGTTCCAGGCGAAGAGTAATCACCAATTAATGTATAACCTGTTGATGCTGTAATAGATTGTGTATCTACAGCAAATAAAGTTGGAAATAAATTTTTAATTTGGTCACACACTGCATCAAAAACAGCTTTTCTTGTAAAAACAGGTGCTATCTTAACTAAAGAGCCACTTGCATGTTCTACTGCAGTTGTTCCTCTTTGTCCTCTTACAACTGTAACATTGTTATTTACAGTATCTAAATCAGTACAATACATAAGTTCTTGATTTACTTCTATAATAGTTCCTGCATCCATAACATCTTCTTCTTCTTGTGTTAATAAATCACCGTTAAAAGATAACGTTGTACCGCTAGAAGATAACGTTGTATCTAATGCTGTATAAGATTGTAAATCATCAGCAGGTTCAAGATACTCTCTAAAAACTCTATCTACTAATCCGCCTATTGTTGTACTCATTAAGCTGCCTTATCTTCTGCGTTTACTGTTTTAGCAAAGTGTGATTGTCCAAACATAGCCATACCAAAAGAAGCACTACGTACTTCACTTACAGGTACAGCAGCTTCCATAGGATAGGATTCCTGAATAGGTGTAGAACCTTTAGAATCAATATCTAAAACTCTACCTTCTTTAAGTATTAAGAGCATACTCATTGTAACTCCTAACTATGTCTAAAGTGTAATACTATGCTTCTGTCTGCTGCTTCTGTTCCGTTAGATGATACTCTTATGTAACCGTTACTTGCAAAAGCCCAACCTGAAGGGTCTACTCTTACCATGTTTCCTGCTGAAACTGTATAACTTACTTCTGTGCCATCTGTTTCAAAAACATCAACCCAGCCTGTGCTACCGTTCATAGAAAAATCAAATGTGATTGCAGAACCTGTCATTGCTGCAGGAAACTCAACACCAGCAAGTAACATACCGTCTGTTTTTACAGCGAGGCTATCATTGTTATCTTCTGAAACATCTATTAAAGCTATTTTACTTTTCATATCTTCCTTACTATAGCAGAACTTGTGTGGCGGTGGAGTGCCACACAAAGTTCTACTAATTATTTATACTTTTTGCTTTACGATACTGCTTGGATTTTACAGTGATATGAAGGAGGTCCGAACTCGAATCCCATCTCCATATAAATTGCTTTACCAATTCTTGCGTTAGCATCTTGGTCTAGGTCACGAACAAACACAGTACCAAATCCTGGGATGTTGGTGAATACTGGTTGTATGTAAGCTAGGTCTAAGATGAAAGCAGTGTTGTCTGGCATGATGTCAGGGTCAATAACCATTAGTCCTATTGAACCAAACGGTGTAACCACTGTATCTACATCAATACCAGCAATGTTCCTATCTCTAGGAATAATTGCTCCAGCTATATCAACTGTACCTTTAACAAGTTCGTTGTTAAGGTCTAGCAGTTGTTGTGGACTAACACAAAGTACAGGTTGTTTCATTGGAGCATGGTTGTCATACATTCTCTTTAACGCACCTGATATAGTTGCGAAAGAGATGACTTGTGTTGAACCAGTTCCGTCACCTGCAGTGTCGTTGTAGTAGCAGTTACCACCTAATGGGTTTACTGCTGCAGAGTTACTAGAGTTCTTGTTTAATGTAATCCATACATCAATACCGTACATTTCTCTAGTTCCTGACCCAGGTGAGGTGTTAGCACCATCTGAGAAAGAACCATTGAATGCGAACCATTCTACTTCTCTTGCTACTTTTTCCATAGCTTTTTCAAGCTGTAATGCAAATTCATCTGTTACTGGATTTCCACCGAATAAACCTAATTCGTTTGCGGCTGTTGTAGTTCCATCACCATCAGATTGATTAGCAATATCAGCTGACAACGCAAAAGGATTTTGGTTACCTGTGGATGCTAAAGCTGTATAGGTCATTTGTACACCTTTATGGAAAATCTGAGTTACATAAGTATATGCAGCTCTATCTCTTCCAAGATATTCTGTAGGTGCAGCACCTTCTTGTCCTTTGCCAGGTTCTGAAGAAATGGTTGCATTATCTTCTACTTGGACTTGCCAAAATGTAGAATTTAATGTTTTACCACCGTTCAAACCACCGACTGCGGAAAGTAGAGGTGTTCTTTGACCACCAACTTTAAACAATTCACCAGTAAAGTTATTAATTTGTTGTGCGTAAATAGTGTTGTTTGTTGAACCAACATTTATTTCTGCCATATTAATCTTCTCCTATTAAATTGTTTACTTTTACTTTTTTGAAGAAGACTTAAAAGTTACTATTTGTCGTTCTTTTTAGCTTCTTCTATAGCAGTAAGTTTGGCAGTTATTGATTGTTTGGTAGTTCCCTTTTGTTCTATATTACGAATAGCACCAACTACATCTTCGCTGTAAATATCTACAACCGAACTTTGGTTAATATTGTTTAGACGTTCCTGACTTTGTTCTGTACTTTTTATAGTATCTTGTATTCCGTCTTGTTGCCCAAACTCTACTCCAAATTCTTCAGATGCGTATGATTGTATTCCTTCAACAGTTAGTTCACCGTCATAAATCATTTCAACTGCTTTTCCGACTCCCTTTGAAGTATCAAGACCTGCTTCCTTAAAAACATTTGTTCTTTCTTTAGCTTCAAATTCTGCGACTCTTTTAGCTAATTGTTCATTTTCAGTTCTCATAGCTTTCCAGTTTTTATCGCTTGAATCGTTTACTTCCGAGTTATTTTGCTCTTCTGCCATTATTTAATTGTCCTTACTTCACACGTTATTTTTACAAGAGGTGTATGAGTATCCTCTGCCTATCTCCACTTTTTCTCTACTTTTTTTATTTGACAGGTCTTGTAGTAGGCATCAAGACCGAATACAAAATAGAAGTCATATTTACCTGCGGACTTACAAACGCAGCTTGAAATTATTATACCACAATATATAGTGGTGCAAGTTTATCCTTCGATTAATCCTGTTGTTTCGCCTGTTTGTGTTTTCTTAGCACCTGTTCTCACAGCACTACCACTTTTCTGTTGTGCCATAATTCTGTTAAGTGCTTCTACATCTTCTGCAGAACCTAACTGTGTAGCTTCAACATAATCTACTGCTGTAATGTTTTCTCTACCTTGACTTCTAGCTGCTGCCTGTATTCCTGTTAATGATTGTGAAGCAGATAAAAATCCTTTTCTAGCTGATTCTTGTGTTAATCCTTGCGATACTAAATTAGAAGCTGCTGATGTTGTAATGCCTGTAATACCTGCACTTTCTGCTTCACCTAATACTTGGGATGCACGTATGTTACCTTCTAATATATTTTTAGATACAGTAGGAGAAACAAACATAGCGAATATAGATTCGTTAGGTAAATCAACACCAAAGTTTGTTAAATATGCTTCTTTTATTTCTGGAATGTTATTAACAACTGCTTCATATCCCATCTCTAATCTTTCGTCAAACTCCATTGGAGATACATCACCTGCTATAGCAGAAGACATATCATCTACAAATTCATTAGGATTTAAATTAAATTTTCTTAAACTTGCTTTCATACTATCTATCGCAAAAACATATTCTTGTTCAGTCATTCTTAATGTGCCATCATCTCTTCTAATACCTGGATAAACTGTATCCATAATTGGGTCAACTCTCATTTCAGCGATAGCCAATCTTTCGCTACCTGATTCTGCAAATTTATCTAAATAAATTCTAACTAATCTGTCATCTAACCAAGGATATAAACCTTTCATTTGGTCAAAAGTAGATGGACCTTGTGCTGTACTTTCTTGTGCAGCTTGTGCATCAAAATATTCTTTAAACGTTCCTTCTAAATCAACTTGATTTAATTTAAATTTACTACTTAAACTTCTTGAAGCAGATGCAGCTGCAAGTGATGCAGCATCTATTTCATTTCCTGTTGGTTCAGGAATACCTCCACCAAAATCAGGATTTAAAGTAACAGGTGTTGCACTATATCCTGCAGTTTCTATTAAGTGTTGAGCAAAATCTTCAGCGTTAGTAAAACCCTCTGATTTTGCATATTCATCACTAAATGTTTCACCATCAGGTGTATCTTGTCTCCATACTGTTACTTCTGCCATTATCTTCTACTCATTCCTTGTCCTACAAATACTGCTGATATGTCTTGATTAAATACTGATGTAGAACCTGACAATACTTTATCTTGGTAATCAGCATCATTTTCAAATTGTATTCTTAACTCTTGTTCATACAGATTCATATCTCCACCTACTTTTTGTGCTATTAAATCCATTTGTTTTTTTTCTTCTACTGTTAAAAAACTTTTACCTAAAGTAGTACCGCCTATTTCATATATAGGTCCTGACCAATCACTATGTTTACTTCCTTCAAAACCAGGAAATATTTTATCATGTGCTGCTTGTAAATCATTAGTAAGTTTTGTTTCATTAGGTCCACCACCTTCTGTATATCCTGCTGAAGCATCTGCACGTAGAAGACCTGCATATTGCTCTAACATACCATTGCTTCTATATGTTTTAGCAATATCTTCCCCTAAATAATCTTTAACTAATTTATAAGCTGCTGCAATTCCTGATTGTGTTTCATCTATTTGTCCTACATATTGTCTATATTCTTCATCTATGGCGTTTATTCCACCTGCCATATCTCTTTTTACACTATCAGTAAGGTAACTAATGATTTCATTTACTTTAGCTGAAGCTGCTTGTCCTGTACCAAACTTGCCTGATGATACGTCTCCTGCTAAATCTTTTAACAAAGCATCAACTCCAGGTCCTGTAATTCTCATTTGATTAGTACTTAACAATAAATTTTCATAGTTATCATAAACTATTTCTTCTGCTTTATCAGGGTCTCTATATACTAACTCTATCCATTCTCTTTCATCAGCAGTTCCATATCCTTCTAATATAGGGTCTAAATATTCTGAAACATCTTCACCTGTTATTGCTTGTAAAGCAAATAACCTTTGAACATCATCATTTAAAAACCATTTTTTACCTAATACATTTGCTTTTTTCTCTAACTGATTTTTAGTAAAATTCAAAATATAATCTAAATCTGTAGTTTCATCTGTAGGGTCTGTCTTTGAAAGTTGTGAAACCATAAATATTGGTTGAAACATATATCCTGTATCGCTTTCAAACTCTTCTATACTTGTTTCTATTGCTGCACCTGGGTTAGCTAATACCTCTAATACATCTACTTCTATAACTAAAGGCATAGTATTTCCACCAATCGTTGTATAGTCGTATATAGCGTAATACTTACCATCTACAATAATTAATCTATCTGCTTGGTCTAGTCCTATACCTTCTTTAAATGTTGCCATATTTACCTATTATATACTGTATTAGTTAATTCTAACGTTCTATCAGCTACAACGTTAGCATCTGGATTATTGTTTAAATACCCATAAAATAGAGTATCATAATCAATTCTATCTTGCATTAAGTCTAATTTATCTTGCGGTGTTCTATTAGAGTAATAAATATCATTAGTGTCAGGTACTGTTTCTACTGCAGGAAAGTTTAATTCTGTTTCATCTCTTCCTTCAGCATATCTACCTATTGCATCAAAAGCAGGTTGCCAAATAAAATCTGCTATTTGTTCTGCAGGAGAATACTTAGCTGCACCTTGTAATCCTTCTAATGCTTCTTTACCCATATCTTTCCAAAACCTATCTTCCATTTCAGCTTTTTCCCAATCCTGACCATTCTTCATAACGTTGTTTCTCTTTTTAATTAAGCTAACCATATCAGGTATTTCTTGACCCATCTGTACAATAAGGTTTGATATTTCGTATATTCCCCACACAGTTGCTGCAAATGTAATTGGCGCTGAGGCTGCTGCTGCACCTGCTGCACCTAACCCTTTAGCTATTGCACGTTTAGCGGCTGATTCACTTGCTTTTTTAAATCCTGCAGCTATTAATGTTTCACCTATATCTATACCTTTCCAGGCAACACCTAATGCTCTACCTACAGGTGTTTTAGCAAATGCTTTAGCTAACTGTCTTAATTCTTTTCTTAAAGGAACAGGTTTAACAGGTGATGCACTATGTAATTTACCAACATTACCTTCTACATTTCCAAAGCCTGTGCCTACATCTCTATTTAAGGAATAGTTCATTCTTAGTTCATCTATATCATATTGACTTGTATTGTTTAAATTTGAACGTGTATCTGATATTTGATTTCTAGCCATTCTGTATGTTCCTATATTTCCCATTTCACCGATTGCTTGTCTACCTGGTTGAGAAAATATTTGTGCATCTTTAAACACTTTATTTAATTCAGCATCTAAATAAGGTCCAAATAAATGTGATGGTGCATCAATTTGTAAATTTCCTAGTTTAAAAGTATTAGTATTCTCTATATCTCTTGCAATTTCAGTAATAGGATTATTTCCTCTTTTTTCAAAATCTAATACTCCACGATTATTGACGTCTACTATTTCTCCACTTATAATAATGTCATTGTTTTCAGCTATTGATTCTATACCATTCATAAATATTTCTAACTCTTGAATTGTAAACTCTGTCTGATAAAGGTTATAGAAATCTACTTCATCAAACGTTATTGATTGCCATAATGTACCAATATTCATATTTCCATCAGGTGTATTTCTAAAATCTCTATCTATATAGCTAGTATCACTACCTGCTTGTAATTCACCAGGATGCATACTATTTATGTCTGTTGTATCACCAAGTACATGCTCACTAAATCCTTCAAAAGGAGTGTTTGTATATTCAAATGCACCTAATGCATTACCGACTCTTCCCATAGCAAACATTCTGTGTTCTAGTATGTTATCTACGTCATGCAATAAATTTACATGCCTTATTTCTCTTGGTGCTTGATTTATATCAGCAGATGCTTTTTGTTCTAAATCTTCTATAGCTGCAAGTAATGCATTTTTTAAAATATATGTAGGATAAGAACCTATTACATAGTCAGGGTAAGGTAAATTATCAGGTCCTGCACCTGCAACTAATGTATCATACATAGTAATAGCATCACCACCACCTCTTATGTCTACATTTGTTACTGCATAAGTTTTTTTAATTTCACCTTGATTATCTTTATAAATAAGAGCCATTTCAATAAAATCATCTACATGATTATGTTGAGTTACTTCTATATCTGCAGCAATTATTTCTATTCCTGTTCTAGTAACTCCTACTGAATGAGTAACGATTTTATCTATATTTTTCATAAACTCATGTCTAAAATAATCTGATATTTTTTTACCTGTGTGAACTACTCTACCTTCACCATCAATAGCACCATTACCTAATTCAAACATATTTGCTAATGTTTGATAACGTTCTGTTAAAACTTCCATTTGATTAATTTGCAACATCTCATCAAAATAACTAACAGGACTACTAGCATATCCACTACGCATTTGTCCAAATAATGTCATATCATCAGGAACAAATACAGCTAAATCCGTATCGTTTACAATATCATTTAGATACTCTCCACTTTCTGCTTCAAAGACATCTACATCCATTGCCATGGCTTGATTTTCTAGTTCTCTATAAAGGTTTCCTTGTGTTAGATTGTTTTCAAGATTTGTAGAAACAACATCTCTTGGTCTTTCTACTTCTGCAACTGTTTCTACTTCTGCACCTTCTCTAATAAATGTATCTTTGTATGTTTGTAAAGTTTCTGCAGGTAATTGACGAGCATCCTCAACAAGAGTATATGAACCGTTTACATCAGCTATTCTATCAGCTAATGTCTTACCTTCATAATCATTTAACGCAATATCATTTGCTTGTGATAATAAAGAGCTTATTAAAAAATCTAAATTCCCTGCTTCTCTAGTCATATTTGCTCTTGCCCAATCAAAGTTTTCACTAGCTAAATGTCTTACACCTTCTAATGTTTTTTTAAATTTTGTTGCGTCACCTGTTTCAAATTGTGCTTTTTCTAATTCATCAAGAATGCTTTTTGAAAAAGGTTCATTTCTTTTCCATATAGGATGTTCCACATAACCATCAGCACCTTCTACTAAATTTCCTAAAACATAATCATCTAATGCATCTGATGCTAATAGTATTCTTGCAATGTCACTTGTTGGAATTTCTCCGTCTTTAATCATATTAAAAATTTCATTAAGAGTAGTAAAATCTGCTAAATAAGAACCACTAACTGCATTATCCAAATCATTTATTTTATCGCTGTAAATGGGAAATAAAGAATTTGCATCTAAACTTCTTGATTTAAGATATTTAGTAATAAGCCTATCAGCTTTTAACTCTGACCTTATTCGTGAACCCATTTTTATATAATCACTTCCAGGGTCATAATATCCTTCTGATGCAGCTATTAAGAATCTGACATCTCTTGAATCTAAAGCCTTTCTAATAGGTAGTGTTTTTACCATAACTTTGTCACTAACAAGAAAAGGAGCTTCTGAAGCAAAGTGCATTAAACTATACTTAAATTTAAATCTTTTTCCTTTTCCTAACTTATTTATTTCAGGTGGTATTGGCATTCTAATCATACCACCAGCTCCATCCCATCCAATATCTACTCCTGGTTTATGGTCATTTTGAAAGTCAAAAGTACCAAGAGCATGATAAGTATCTGCAACGTGAGCATTGATAGGTGAGTTTACAAAAGCCACACCAACTTCATCTGCATATTCCATAAGTTCCATCCACCAGGTAGCAGATTTTCTCATTAACATTTTTTTAACCGATTCTATTTTTTTCATACTAGGATAAGCACCTATTACATGGGCAGGGTCAAGATTTATAAAATTAGCTACTATTTGACCATTAGGTTCTATTATGTGTGGATATTGTCTTGAACTTGAAGCATCACTACCTAATATTGTTGCTATTATGTCTGTTCCATCAGGTAATGTATAAACTAAACCAAATACTTGGCTAGGTCTAGTAGATATTTTCTGCCAAGGCAAACCACGTTGTTTTATTTTATCAAACCATTCTTTAGGATTACCATTTGGTATTCTGTCTTTTACAATACTTTTTCGAATATCCATAAATCCACCCTTTTTTTTAGAACCAATGAGTATTGAATTTCTGTTTTGTACTGTATCTATTACAGCTCTATTAATTAACCTTGTAATATCATTTACATCATTTCTTCCATAAAGCAAATCTAACGCTTTATAAAAACTTGATTCGTGTGCGGAAGTATTTATTCTTGATGCAAATAAAGCGTTAAGAGTTCTTTCATTGTTACCCTTACCTACTTTTTGACCTATTTTTGAAACTATTTTATCGCTACCACCTTCAAATAATTTTGTTTTTATTATTTTATTATGTAACTTTCCAAGTTTATTTTGTACTGTTTCCATATCCTCAGGAAATATAAATAATCTATTACGAGCATTTGCTTCTGCTAGTTCATCAAAATTATTTTTTATTGTTACATCTCTATTATTTCCTGAAGACAAAGGCAGAGTATTGTCATCAATATCTACTGAACGAAACTGATTTAACATAACCCAATTATCAGGTAATTTTCCATCTCCATCTAAATATTGTTCATTAAATCTAGCTAATTTTAAACCACTATGAGAAAGAACAATTTTATTCTTTTTAGCAAACTCTTGTACTGCATTACCACTTGGTGTTTGATTTACCCACCAACTATCTCTAGCTTCCAAGTAATCAAAATTTACAAATTCATAAAGTTGATTACCAACAGGATGCCAATCTCCAGAACGTTGAACTTTTTTACCATATTTTCTTGTTGTAATACCCATATTATCTAATGTTTCAACAAGTTTACTTCTTTTTTCAATATCAAATACATCATCATAATGCCAAGCACCATCTTCCATAACCATTTCTCTAAATGCTTTTTCAAAATCAGGGTTATCTTCTTTTAATGCTTCGTACAATTCAATAAAAAATTTATGGTCTCCTTCTTCTACAATAGGATGAGTATTTCTAAATATACCTTCTCTATTTCTATATCTCTCTGCAGTATTATCTAAAGCTGCTTGTGTTTCTCTACTCAATTCTCTTCTAGGTTCTGGTCTATCTCCAAGATACGCTGTTTCTAAATTTGTATTTTGACTTACAATCGAGTCTCTATTTAAACGTAGTTCCTCTATTACGTCTACAAGAGTTAATCCTCTTGCTTGACTTAAAGAAGCACCTTGTGAACTAGCTTGTGTTCCAACCATTCTTGCAATATCATCATTTGTTGTACCTCTTTCAAATTCTTCTAATATACCTCTTACTACTTCTAATTGTGTTGACTCTTCAAGCTCACTAAAAATTCTTCTTAATTCTTCAGCACCTTCTTGTTCATTTAATAGTGTATTTAAATTATCAAGTATTGTTCTTTCAAACTCTGGTATTCTCATTCCTCTGCTTGTAGGCATATTACAACCTTATAATTTCAGCTAACGACATTCCTTTTTCTAATAATGTTTGAACACCATCATCATTATAAAAATCTTCTTTAATGTAATCTCCATCAACAAATTCATCAATGTTATGCATACCCATGCTTTCAAATACTTCTACTAACTCTTCATCATCTTTCCATTTTATTTTTGTAGCCATTATCTATCTCTCATAAAATCACGTGAAGCATTTCCTACATCATTATTTACTTTTTTATTTCCATTTTGTGGATTAATACGTAATACTTTTTCAAAGTTATTTAAGAAGTTTGCACCTGCATTATCATCAGGCATTGCATTACCCATTGATGTTAGTACGCCTTCTTCATTATCTTCTTCTTTGTTGTTAGCTACTTCTGATGAAATACTGTCATCTACTTTCACATAAGGATTTTTGTTTCTTAAAATGTATTGATAAGTTAACATTAAATTACCCAAGTCATCACTTGATGTACTATTTTTAAGTCTTGAATAATGAGCATTTCTAACTAATGCATCTTTTTTATTTATCTCACTACCTGAATATATTTTTTTAGTTTTAGTATCGTAATATTTGGCATCATCTTCAAACATCTGAGTTTGTAATTTATCCATAATATTAGTTGTATCTCCTTCTGCACTTAATCCTCCATATTCTGCATTCAATGGAACGTATGGATTAATTAAAGAAGAATATAAATCTAATGCCATATTGTTAGATAATGTACTAACATCTACATTAGATAATGAATTTTGAATTGTTTTATTTATAGCAGAACCACTTGTTTGTGCCATTCTTCCACCTACCATATGTACAAATGTTTCAGATGGATTAAATAAATTACCTTCTTGTGCAGATAGTAACTTACCTTTTATCAATGACATATTCATAGAGTCTTCTTTAAATCTTTCAGCATTTTCTTTTTGAATACTCCCTACTTTATCTTGGATAAGTTCTGTTTCTTGCTGTTCTTGTCCTAAAGTATCAGTCATAATCTGTTGTTCATATTTATCAGTAAACTCATAAACTTGTCCTTTACCACTTTTAATTCCATATGGGTCATCCTCTATTATTTCTGTTCCTGCTTCTGTTTTTGATTTATTCATAACTGTTTGCCAATTATTAATTCCATCAGTTCTTTCATCTCCTGTTTTTTGTTGTGCAATAATAACTGCAGCTAATGCATTTAATCCAGGGTCATCTAAAGCCTCTTTAATATCATCATACTTGTCAAACACTTCATACGTTCTTAATGTTGATTCCCATGTAGGTATGTGTATCTGCCATGGTCCTCTTGAATTTCCACCATCTCCTGGTGTATTTGTTGAAATACCAGTGCTTGTTGCAGTCTGAGGCTCACCATGTTCAGCTAAAGCAATAGCAATATATTTTTGTATATCCTTATCTTTAGTTGGGTCTAAATGTAAATCATCACTAATAAACTCTATTTTTTCTTCATTTAGTTTCAAATAATTAACTGCAAATTGTAAAAATTCTGCTAATTGTTGTGGTGTATATTCCATTACCAACTCTCCTCAAAAGCTAAAAAGTTATCTCTAAAACTATTTGCTAAAGCTCTTCTACCTGCCATTTCAGATACTGCTGATATTTTACCAGCTTCTAGTTTTTCAAATTGATTATTTAATTCCTGAGCTACATTTATAGGAGTAAGCATAGGCTTTCCTAATTTACTTCTAGCTTCTTCAGGTGTAGGTAATTTAACATTAAATTTTATATCACGGAATCCTTGTCCAGGAGTTCTTGTATATTCTCCTGTAGATAAACCTATTATGTCATTTAATGACATTTGATTTTGTTTTATTTGTATTTCTCTTGCGGCTGCTTGTGATTGTAAATCTGCTAATATTTCTCCATATTTTTTATAATCTGCAGCAGTTGCTGTTAATCCTTTAGATGCAAATAAACCATCTATAGCTTGTTTTACTTCTACATCTGAAGGAGGTAAAACTTCTTTTCCGTATTGTTCTAATGATTTTTGAAATTTTGGGTCTAAAGCAGTACCTGAAAGTAACATATCTTCTTCTCTTAATTTAAGAAATGGTGATAATTGACCTAATATTGTTGGTGCTTCTTTATCTATATATTGCATATTTGGTGCTAACCATTGCATATCATTTGCTTGTGTCATTAAATCTGCTAAAAATCCTATTTCATTTTCTGTTGTTGAAAAGTCTATTTCTCCTGGAACAAAATTATAAGATGATAAATCTAATCCTGCAGCAGCTAATTGTTGTTGCATATTAAATATTTCAGTAGGTGACATTCCAATAAATGCTTCTGCCGCAGAACCACGTGTAAACCATGGCTTTATAGGATTACCATTTTCATCTCTAACTAATTCTAATATTGGGTCTCCTGTTGTAGGGTCTACTTCGTATCTAACATATTGATTTTTGTCATCAATAGTAATGTTATATCCTGTATAAAATTCACTTGAACCTCTTACTACTTCACCTGTTTCAGCATCTCGTGTTAACTGTATACCTGGAAATAACCCACCTATTTTACGATTATCTTCAGTAAATACTTTTGTTTCACCATTTTCAAGTTCAACAGTTCCTTGTGTCCAAGAATTAACTAAATCAAAAATATCTTTCATATCTGTTTTTATTTGTTGAGAAGCGGCTTGTACAGGGTCTTGACTACCTGTTTCTGGAATAAGACTTACAGTTACATTATTAATATCTGTTTGTGGATTTATTAAAAGTTCTAAATAATTAGCAACACTGTCAACATATGTTTGCATATCATTAGCATTAGCTATTTGTAAACTTGCATCTTGAAATTTGTCATAATAATCGCCTGTTCCTGTTGTTAAATCAAAATCTGTATTTCCTGATATAATATCAAGCAAACTATAAACTTCAACACCAACATATTTACCGTCTACTTCTTTTCTTAACGGTATTTGTATGTTTTTAGTTATTTCTACTAAGAAATTTTGTATACCTTGTTCTTGTTGGAAATCTGCATAAGTTTGTGATTCATCTATTCCCGCAAGATAGTTTTGTATATCTTCTAACGTTTTCTCATCTAAGTATTGACTCATTTAAAAATCCTTCTCATATCTTCTGTTATCTAGCTCTTTCCAAAAGTTACCTAAATACATGTCTATAAAGTTAGTATCTTTATACTCATTAGCTAATTGTCTAGCATATTTATCTAACAATATCCTTATAGCTGCAGTATTTTCGTTACTACCTTTTAAGTTTGCAGCAGTCTTATTTTTAACACCACTACCATATACAGTATAGCTCTCATCTCCCACAGTAAAAGTACCACCGTTTAATACTACATTTATTGCTTCATCATATTTATCTAAGAATAATTTAAGAGGTTTATATTCAGCAGAATTTTTTAATATTTCATTGTCTTCCCACATTCTAAATTCTTGCATTACATAATCTTGTTCTGCTCTAATAATTGCATTACCTATGTTTCCATATGGAATCATTTTGTATTCGTCAACTAATTTATTCTTTTTTGATGTATATGCTTCTCTTCTAGCAGCGTCAGTCATTGATGGGTCATTTACTAAATCCTGTCTGTATTCCTCTAACTCAAATTGTAGAAGTGTTTGTTGTAATGCTCTTCTATAGTCTTGTGGGTCTAATGTTTCAGAACCTTCTAAGAATGCAGGGTATGAAAATTCATCATCCCAACTATCCATTTTTATATATATAGCTGTTTGTGGATATTCCTCTATTAATTGTTTATTTTCAGTTTGTTGCCAAAATTTAAATGATTCTTTTCTAGCAGGAAATCTACCTTTCTTTTCAGTAGTTGCTTGTCTTAATGGTATTGGGTTAATACCAAATCTAGTAATAAATTGTTGTGATGTTACAAAATAATCAAAGTCATTATTTTCTAGCATCTGTTGATATTTTTGTGCTAATACCTGTATTCCCCACCAAGTACCATTTTTATCTTTTAATTCATAACGTGGTTGTATAGCTGTAGGAAAAGCACCTTTAGCCATTCCTCTAATAATCCAATGTTTTGATGCTGCATCCATAGCTTCTATTAATGCTGCTTTTTGTGATTCAGTATCATCAGGCGTCCATTTACCTGCATAGTAATACATAGTATATATATCCATTACTGTTGCAGCTACTGATGCTTCCATTTCTTCTGAAGCAGCACCATCACCCATAAATGGTTGTTTTAATATAATATCTTTCGCCCAACCTGGTAATTCATCAGCAATATTAAAACCACCGCCAGGTGCATTAAAGTTTCCTAAAATAAAATCATCTAACCATTTTGGTGTAGGAAAATATTTTGTAAATACTTTGTAAGCCATTTGTACATTAGGACCAAAACCAGGTGAAAAACCATTAGCTGCTACTAAGTTCAAACCTTCTAAGAATCCATATGGTCTTACTTTTACACCTTCGTCTCTTAAATCTTCTCCTAATAAAGCTGACTGCACAGGTGCAAATCCCATTTGTCCTGGAATGGATGCTACACCAAATGTCATTACATTAGCAACATCAACCCAATTAAACATTAATTCTCCTGTTACAGGGTCTGTTTCAAAGAAAGCATTGTGCGTATCCCAAGGTTTTGATTCTTTACCTGCGTCTATAGCTATACGTGTTCTGTTAAATTTTTGTGGATTATCTATTGTTAATTTACCCCATGTCTTTGCAACTTCTTGCCATATTTCAGGAAATGGAACATACGTAGCCATAACATCAGACAATACATGTCTGTCAGAACTTGCATACAGTAAGTCTTTTACATTTTCTAATGCTTTATATTTTAATAACGTCTCTGCTTGTTCAAGGCTAGTAACACTTACTTCTTCTTTTATTTTAGGTATTTTTGATGCACGGACTATATCATCCCACATTTGACTACCTTCAATCCAAGGTTTTGCACCTACTAAAAATTCTTTTGTTGTTTTTTCATCAAACGTAGGTATAAAATTTGGTGCTTCTGTATAAAAAGACCATCTAAACATTGGGTCTCTATTTAACCAATCAGAAGGTTTTGCTAATAAGTTTCTATATCCTGCTTCTAATAATTTATCCCATTTCTCCATTGATGATTCATATGTTGCACCTTTGTTAAAATCATATCCTGATTTAAGATATGCTTGTTCTCTAGGTCCTAATCCGTTTTCAACAATGTCTTTATTAAATTCTTTTTTAACTTTTTTATAAAATTTTCCATAATAACTTCTTGTTCTATTATTTTGAACAGCATATTTTTGTGCCATTTCAAGCCAATCTTCTCCATTTAAATATCCACTATTAGCAATAAATTCTTTAACTTGTTGTGAACCTAATGATAAATCTGCTTCATAATCAGGAAGAATCATTTCTCCTTCTGCATTATGTATTATTTCTCTAGCTTGTCTTTGAGATATTCCTCTGTTTCCTCTTCTAATTTTTCTTGAAGGATTTCCTTGTAATCTTGCAATATCGTAATTAATAGCTTGTAACCATTTTTTAAGTTCTGATTCTTTTTCTAATATTCTTCTTACTTCTGGCTCATCACTTTGTTGTATTAAATCTTGTATGTATTGTTTACCATTAGGATTTTTTGTAAAATACTCAACTGCATTTTCAACACCATCTTTAGCTACCATTACATATGCAGGGTCTTTTGCTACACTAAATAAATCTTCAATAAATCCGTACCACCATTCTTCTTGTATTACATCAGAACCTGTATTTTTATGTTTCTTAGCCATTAAATACATTTCATCTTTTGATTTTCGACTTTTACCAGGTAAAAATCTTTGTAATAAAGTTTGATTTGACATAGCTTGTATATACATAGGGTCACCATTAAAAATAGTTCCTGATGGTGCAGCTTGTGCATAGCCACCTTTTTTCTTCATAATTAGTTTTGCTGTATTAAAATTACTTTCAAACATAGCTTCAAGAATTTCTTTTCTTACTACAGAATCAATATTTATATTATCTATACCGTCATAAACTCTTATTCTTGGTATTTGACCACGTAAATCTATTAATTTATATAACTTATCTCTCTTTAATGCATTTACCATAGGTATAGTAGGGTAAACATATCTTTCATGGCTTTTGATAGCTATTGATAAAGAGTTTATTAAAGTATCTTTAGCTTGTTCAAGAGTCATATTATTAACAGTTTTGTTTACAATCCCTACATTTAAATCAATTAATGTAGGAGGAACTAATGCTTCTCCTTGTGTTACATCTCCTGCAAAATTTCTTGTAACTTGTAATACATGATTTTCTTTTTGTAATGCTTTCATCACATTTGGTTGTGATAAATATTGTTCTATAGTTTGTTGAAAACCTTCTTCTGCTTTATCTATTGTTGTTTTTAAACTTTTATACGGTGCAACTGAAACAGCAGCACCTTCTAATGTTGTACCATCAATTTTTAAAACAGCATTTTCAATTTCTTCTAACTCCCAACTCACTATATCTTCAGCCATTAATCTAACATTACGGTCAGTAACTCTTTGTTTTTTTAATTTAGGTAATTCACCAATTATTTCGTCAAAAGCATAATCTGTCATATTGTCGCCACGTAAAAAAGATGCTAAATAAGAATCGCCTACTTCTCCTGCTGTATTTACATTTAATCGTAAATGTTTAATTGATTTTTCAATTTGTTCGTATTTTAAATTAGTAATAGCATCTACCATATCTTTATTACCAACCATTTCAGCTATCATCTCTGCTTCTTCATTAAATATTTTTGTAGCAAAAAATTGTTCTCCTAGACTTCCTTGCATCTGTACAACAGTTTTACCTTTACGTCCAATATCACTTTTTAATGAAGTTAAAAGTAAAGGATGTGAAAATACATTAGGTCCTCCATAAAATGCTATACGAACTGATTCTTCAGGTGGAACTCTTAACGCTAATGCTAAACGTAACATCCATGATGGTTTTAATACTCTCTGCATAAAAATATCGTTATATACGTAATCTACGTTTCCTGGTGGAGATAATGATACTCTTCCGCCTCTTGAAGGGTCAGGTACAAATGCTTTTCTAGGAACTTTAAAAAACTGTTGATTAATTTTAGAAAAAGCAGATTTTTTAGGGTCATGCCACATAACAGATTTTAATCTACTTCCACTAGGTCCAACTAATCTATTAAATCTTTTACCTGCTTTAGCTAATTCTTGATAATCAATTAAAGGAACAAAATGTTCTGCAAACTGAGACATAGTTAAAGCTGTAGGTGCAGCTACTGTTTTACTTTGGAAAGTACCATCAGCTTTTTGAACTGCATCAGCTAAATATTCAATTTTAGTTCCTGGAAACGATAATGCTACTCCATCTGCATCATAAAAATATTTTTTAGTTTCTAAAGTATTAGATACCACCTTTGAAACTCTTATCATTTCTTCAAGTGCATCTGGGTCTTCAGCTAAATCAGGATTATTTTTTACTACAAATTTTGCAATTCTTTCATTTAGTTTTTCGACAACATTAACAACATCTTGTTGATTTTTTGATTCTAATAATTCTTTTATAAATAAATCTCTTACAGGTTCTTTTTCTCCCATAGCGACTAAAGAGCCTTCTATGTTGTTTATTGTTTCTGTAATTTGTGTTATTGCTGCATATTTATCAGGTGCTAAATCAAATAATCTTCTTGTTTTTAAAGGAAGGCTATACATTAATTGACTTCCCATTCCTACTAAACCAGCAAATGGGTCGTTTTTCATTTTACCCATAAACGCACCAACTGTTCTTCTTAGTGGTGCAACGTCTGTACTTCCACCTAATCTTTTAGCTAATGCGTCTGATGCTTCACCTACTAAACTTTTACGCATTGGTAATTTTGTTAATGGTGCATTTTGTGCAGCTAATCTTATTTCATCTCCAACAAAAGCACCTGAGTATGGTGCAACCATAAGTTCTGAAAAATCACCTTGTCTCATTAAACTTCTAAGTGATTCTCTCATTATATTTTTGTCACCTACTTTTGCTAAATAATCTAAAACTCTAGGGTCAAGTTTTTTAAAACCAGGTATCATTCGTAATCTAGCTACAGAAGTGTTTTGAGTCATAGCATCTACAAATTCATCTCCCCATTTTGTATCAAGTATTTGATTTGCTGTTTTTCCAAATGTTAATGCTCTAGCTTCTCTTCCTCCTTTAGTAGGTTTTAAAGTTTTTAATGCTCTAGCTATAGTTGGAGTATTTCTTATAAAATCATCTACAGCAGCTTGTGTTACAACAGTTCTAGCTGCAGTTTTAACTCCTGCACCGTAACCTAATAAAATATTTATTGGGTCTGCACCCAATCTAAAAGCACCATCAATTATCGTACTTACTATTGCATACGATACGTCAGATTCTTTACTGAATTGTCCTGCAACAACTCTTCCAGGTGATATAGGAACTCTTTCTCCTTGTGGTGTTGTATATTTATATCTATATTCATCTTTTTCAAATTCATCTGTTATTGGTTTTCCATAAGTTTGTTCAGCAATCGTATACGCTTCTAATGGTGTCTTACCTAATTTTATTTCTTTTCTATATACTTCTGTATCTTGTAAATCCATAGAATTAGGTAAAATACCTGTTCCTAAATTTAAAGGATTACCTGCTTTCTGTTGTTCTCTAGCTCTTCTCCATTCTGTAGGACCATATGCTTCTTTAGTTGCCCTGTATGTTTCAGCAAATTCTTCTCCTAATAATGATTCTCTAGCTTTATCTGAAAATTCTACTGATGGACTAAATGCTGTAAGTAAGTTTTTAGCTACTGCTTTTCCTACAGGCATTCCTGTTTCTTGTGCTGCTACAACAGTAGATTTAAAATTTTGTGATATGTTTTGAAATGGTGCATCTAATGCTAAAAATCCTAACTGCGTTGCTCTTTTACCCCAACCAACTTGACTCTGCCTAACACTTCTTTGTTGTTTTTCTAATGCATTTTGTTGTTTTTGTGCAAGTCGTAATATTAAATCATCATCTGCTTCTAATCCATATAATCCTGTATATACTGCTAATCTTTTATCTAATGTTGGATATGCTTTAGCTATAGATAATATTTTTTCTGCTAACTCAGGCGTAATGCTTCTTCTAAAAGAATTTATTTGTTCGTTATTTAAAGAATTAAAAGATGCTAAAGATTCTTTGTGTAATGGTAAATTAAAATTTGTGCGGTAATACATTACGCATCTAACAATTCATCCCATATTGGGTCAGGAAATTCTATTTTAGCAGCTTTAATAAAGTTACTTACTGTATCTGTTCCCATGTTTAATCCACCATTGTCTCCTGCACCTAATGGTATACCTGAAGTAATTGGTTCATTTAGTTTATTTGTTGCTGCACCTAAATTCACTGGTGAAGGTGGTATCATACGTGCTGCGTTTACTAAATTAGCATCTGCTGGATTACTTACAGAATCTACTTGTGTTTGTAAATCTTTAGTTTGTCCAAACGAATCACCTTCTGCTTGTGGAGGTACAACAATGTCTGCATAAGCTCCACCACCTGTCATATCAGTTGCTGCTGCTAAATCTTTATTTTTTCTGCCTCTATTAAATTTCGCCACGTAACTCATTTCCTAACTCTGGATTAAATTCATAATCAAATTGTATATTTATAAAAACATCAGGATGAGGTGTAGGTAATGTAAGGAAGTTTGTCATCATTATTCTTGATGGTTGTATTTCTGCATCTCCTGTAAATACATCAGTATTCCAATCTTCTTGGTTAATCATATCCATAAACCTAACTAAAACTTCTTGTTCATCCACTAGGAGGTCCTCCTTGTTGCCCTAAAGCTCCTATTACTTGGTCTATTCCAGGTAATCCACCTCCAGGTCCTGTAGGAATTTGTGGTCCACCCATTCCCATCATTGCTAATTCTTCAGGAGTTGGCTCTTCACCTTCTGCTGTGTAAAACTTATCTAATATTTCTGACATTTTTGAAGGATTCTTTCTTATTTCTATAGCTGCCATTGTAGCTTGTGGATTTCCTTCTGCAGCTTGTGCCATAAGAGATTCAAATAAAACTGTCTCTGCTTTTTCTGCATTTATTCTTTGTTGAATCTTTGTTATATTATCTAACCCATCCATATTTTCTTGTAATGTTTGAGTATCAATAATACCCTGTTGTTTTAATTGCAGTCCTGTTATTATTTTTTGCGGTTCATCAAATCCTGCCATTACACCATACACTCTTCGTGTTGTGTAAAATTGTTTTATATCAGATTGTGGAGAATATGTTTCTTTATAAGCAGTTCCTTTATGATAACCTGCCATAGGTTTTCTTACGCCTGGAAACATTTCTTCATCATATTCTAATCTTTTTGAATCTAATTCTTGTATAGCGTCTGCTAAAACAGTTTGATATTCTCTAACATGAAGTGAAGCAGATTGACCAAGTTCTTCTAATCCTCTACCTGTAACAAATGCATTTGGAGATTGTCCATCATCAGATACAGGATAAGCTGCTCCTAGTCGTAAATGTCTTTCTAATCTATCTACTTGTTGAAATAATTGATATGGTAAATTGTTAACAGGTTTTGATACATTTGAGCCTGGTGCTAAGTAGTTAACTGCATATCTACCTTTTCTGTATTTACCTGATTCTATTTCACCAACAATATTGGTTTCTGTAAATACTGCATCTTCCATAGCAATAGTTCCAAGAATATTAATTTTTGCCATGTTAGCCATAAGACCTGTAATGTGTTGGAACTGACTTTGTAGTTGGTCAAAAGCATATCTTTTAGCTACTACAAAACAAGGACCTGACTTTAAAGGGTTAGGCATAAAATCTATAATTTTTTTATTTTCAGGTAAAAATACGTATGTTCCTTCTTCATCTCTATACTCAACTACAACTTTTCCATCACCATTTGAATAAGACCAATTATTCATTTTTTCACCATAACCTAATAATGCTGAATACGGTGATACTTCATCATCTGTATTTCTTGCATAAATTATGCTTTTAGCTTTAGGATATTGTTCTGCAAGTATCTTATGTGGAACTCTTGTAATTATTGCTAATTCTTTTGGTTGTTGGTCATTTCCAAAATATCCAGGATAACAAGTAAAAGAATCTCTTAATTCTGCATAAGGGTAAGGATTACCATCTTTATCTCTTCTATGCCCTAAAGTCCAAACAACAAAACCATAACCAGGTAACCATCTACCAACTTGTGGTAATTGCATATTTAATTTTTGATTTTTGTCATAAGCCATGACAATTCGTTCTAGTTTTTCAGATTTCTTTTTTGCACGTTGTGAATCTTTTTCATTAATTATATCTATTTTTAAATCAGGGCTTCTACCTAATTTTTGTGCAAATCTATCTAAAGCTGTTAAAAATAAATTAGGTGCTGGTAATTGATGGTATTCAACATTAGCACCATCACCCAATAAGGCTTTGACTCCAGCTTCTCCACCGTTCATAATGTCTCTTACACGTGACCTATCAAGAAGATTATCTCTATTGATTATTCTTAGGTAATCAATTTTATCGTATAACTTATCGCTATTTAAAGGCATCTATCTCCAATTATCTATATCAATACTACTAGGTTCGTACCCTGAAAAGCTAGGACTATAATCGTACCCTAATTCAGCAAAACGTTCTTTTTGCATACGTCTTATTGCTTTCATAGGAAACCAACTAGCCATAACTATATCAGTCTTTGTACCTATCGACTTACTTTTAGTTTTTGCAGAACTAAAATAAACCAACTGACTCGTATATAAGTTTACCTTTTCTTGGGCTTCAAATCCAAGATATGGCAAAGAAATTTTATTTTCAGTAAATAATGGTCTCATAGCAGTAACACCAAATATTGGGTCAAATTTATTGTTGTGAGTTTCGTGTCCTTCTAAAAATATTCCGTGAGTCGAAGCAAAATCTCTAATACTTCTGTCTTGTCTTATTGCTTTTTGAAAACCGTTTTCTTCAATAACCCAATGTGATAAATTATATTTCATCCACCATTCTTTAATTACATTTAATGCTTGTGGAATACCTCCTCCTAAAGAGTTGTTCATATCTACCATATGTAAAACATTTCTTTCAACATCAACAGCCCATAAAAAAGCAGCTTGGTAACCTGTTGACGCAGGGTCTAAACCTGCAATAAGTCTAGTTCCAGGCGGTACTGTTCCTATATCTCTACCTTGGTCTCTACATGCTTCTATTTCTACTCTATCAAATAATGCAAGTCCTTCAGGCATAGCAACATTAAGATAAACCATTTCATATATAGCTCTACCACCTGTAGTTTCTGCAGCACGTTTTCTATCCATTAACCATTTGTGTGTTCTTTTAGAACCCCATAACATACAATCTGTATGTTCTACTTCTTCAGGTAATGTACAAGCTGTATCGTGTGCTTCTTCTATTGTTGTTGTCCAACTTTCGTTTTCAGACAAATGAGAATATAAATCGTCATAATGTTGTCTTGAACCAATAACTACAATAGCTGTATGTTCCTCTTTTCTACTTGATAATGTTGTAGTCCACCAATTTCTTGTATTTTCTCTACTAGATGGTTGCATAGTAGAACTGTGGTCTTCAATGTCATCTGCAATTATTATGTCACAGTCTCTTGAAAGTATTTTACCACCACGTCCTAATCCAACCATTGTAGGACTTTTAATTCCTGTAACCGTTCTTGTTCCTACAGTAAAACCATTTTGAGACCAGGCTTTACCTGTACGTGATGTTGGTTTAAATTTTTCTCCAGGTCCACAAAACTCTTCTATTAATAATTCGTTATTTTCTAGTTGGTCAAGTACAGAACTCACTGCATTTTTAGATATTTCTTCATTACCTCCAACCCAAAGTATTCTTACGTTTGGATTTTTACAGATTAACCATACAGCAAAATGTATTAATAAATCTGTTTTACCATGACGAGGCGGTGATAATATCATGTGCTGTCCACCTTCTTCAATAGTTTTCATAATTTCTTCTATCCATTTAATATGAAAATCAGGTGTTTCGTATGCTACACCTTGTTCTGTTTGAAAATATCTATCTCTAAAGTCACTAAAGTCTGATAATGTTTTTTCTGCAACTTGCGGTAATGACCATTTTTCTTGTGCTTTTTCTAATTCTAAATCTTCAACATAAGCAGAATATGCCATAGATACTGCTCCATCAGTTGTTTCTAATATCTTTGCTACACCTTTAATTGTATTTTTCTTTTCTAATATTTCCTGGGCTAAACCTGATTCAACAATGTCATTATAGACTTTGCCTCTTCTTGATTGAACATTTGTTTTTTGACTAGGTATAACTAATGTATCTTCTTCTTGTTCCCATTCAACGCCTAGTTTTCTAGCACGTTTTTTTTGCATGTTAATTCTATTAGAACACCTATCACTGCAATATTTTTTTCTATTTTTTGGAAGAGGTCTATGACATCCTGCAGCGTAACATAATTTATTTTTTGCCATAGTTTTTACATTCCTTATTTCGGCATTTCATTTTTTTGCTTGGTAATAACACTCCACCACATCTTGGGCAGGTTACGTTTATCAAAACTAAGAGTTCTTCTTAATCCTCTTAGAAGGGTATCTCTTTTTCTTTCCTTTTTTTGTGTACGGCATATTATCTCCTTTTTCTTTATGATAACACAAAACTGCACCGAAGTGCAGTTCTGTCGTACAGTGTCATATACTTTTACTTTATATGGCGTCTCCCCAGACGCATTTTTATGTTAATACATTTTATTTTATATCGTTGTCAAAAACTAAAGTTTTTAATTTATCAGCTCTTAATATTAATCTTCCAACAAGCTCTACACATTGTGGAACTACTGCGTTACCTAAAGCTGTTAATTTTTCTTTTCTTCCTTCATAGTTCTCCATAGACCTAGGCATACCTATTTCCCACATATCGTAATCTTCTTCAAAATAAACTTTAGGGTCTTCACTTAATTGTTTTTTAGGATTGTTTCCTTCAATTATTCTTTTAATAGAAGGTCTTTCAGAACTTGTTAATGGTGTTCCAAATTTATGTTTATTGCTTTTCCATTCAAAAGATTCAAGAGTTGTCATTTCTTTGTCGTATTTAACTTCTGATAAAAAGGGTTTTATTTTATTCCAATCTTCTATATTTGGATAACTAAAGCCTGAAGTATCGTATCTAAACCAATGTTCTATAGTAGATTTTTTTATATCTGTTTTTTCAGATAGTTCTTTTATAGAAGTAATACTTCTTAAATAATCTACAAAGATTTTTTGTTCAGGTAAGTTAGGTCTTTTCATCATTATGTGGTCTTTATATTTTTCAAATAGTTCAGGATTATTTTTTATATCATCCATAGCTACCTGGTCAGCTAATGTTATTTGTACAGATTCACCTGATGCTCTTGTATCTTTTCCTTGTAGTAATTTAGTTGCGTGTTTTAAAGCATCTTCTTTTTTATCTGCTGTTGTTGGAGTTCTCCAATTATTAACATTACCTGTCCATACATTAAGTAAACCTAACTCAGCCATCCATCTGGAAAACCCATGAGCCGTGCTACCCATCCATAGTTCAGCCTTTTCCCTATCAACTCTGGATTTCTCTCTCCCATGTCCTGTTCCAATGTCGAGCCGTGTTTCCCTGCTTTCACTGACGGAGCTTGTTTGTTTATCGGTTTCGTTGCTTGACTTGCTCTTGGAGTTGAATACTGAGTTATCTTTGGATTCTCCCTGAGATTTCCTGTTGACTTTCTCTTGGATTTCTTCTCCTTGTCGCCTCTGTATAGTACGTTCTCCAATGCTTCCCCTGTCCTCGGATTCAAGTGGTCCATTGTGTTCGGTGTCTCCCAATGTTCCAACTCCGAAGAATCTTTTTCTAAGGTGTGCTGCACCAACTGTTCTTGCTGATATAATTTGCCATTCAAATCTATAACTCCTGCTCTTGGCAATATCTTTGATAACTCTTTCAAAGGCTTTCCCTTTGTTTGCTGTAAATATTCCTGGGACATTTTCCAAGATAAAGTATCGTGGTCGAAGTACATCAATAAATCTCCATACTTCATCCCATAACCATCTTTCATCTTTAACTCCTTTTCTCGAACCTGCTACAGATACAGGCTGACACGGAAATCCTGCTGTCAGTATATCTATCTTTGGTAAATCCAAAGGGTTTACTTCTTCTACTTTTTTATTTATTACTAATGTATTTGGAAAATTTTTTCTTAATATAGAACAGCAGTATTCGTCCATCTCTATCATCCATTCTGAAGAGGTGGCTAGTCCAGACCGCTCTAGTCCGTACTCGATTCCGCCTATACCGCTAAATAAACTTCCTATTCTCATTGCATTATTAAATATACCTGGATTCCAAAAGTAGGCTGTAAAAAAATTTTTTTTTCTTAGGTTTCCTTAAACGACTAACCCTCACTTGCGTGAGGGCTATATAGCGTCCTATATTGTCGTTCAATCAGAAAGGAGGATGCAATGAATAAAGAATTATTTTTTGCAACCTATGGGTCAATAATAACATAAACTTGTAAAAAGAAAACATCTGTGCTAAATTTATCCTAACAATCAGAGTGTTCTTCCTGCTTTTAGAAAAGGATTCTTGATTATAAACTTTAAATTAAAGTGGTTTAGCAGGTCCATGGTAACTAGGGTTAAAGCCTATTACTTCATAATATAAAATAAGTCATAAATAGATTTGTTATCGGTTTGGGAGGGATGACACAGGGTTAGCTGTACTTTCCATTTTTACTTAGTTAAATAACAGCCAACATAAAGAAAACACCTTTTACTAGCCTTTATAAGGTACACCACTATATCTAGTACCACTACATATTGTACCCCTAGTTAACAGCATATTTCTAGGTACTATACATATATATGAGACGCCGCCCCCCATTGAACCCCAGCCTTGAAAGCCAGTGAAAATTACCTGGTTGAGCAACACAGAGATTTCCTATCACGCTACATACATACTATATATTGTGTTGTTTTGACTCACATACATCATGTAGTGTACCCATTTTGATTAAATACGAGGATATAGTAGTTAAACATACCTGGTGAACTGTAATCTGGTCTAAATCTGGGTCAAATTAGGAGATGCGAGAGTCTAAACAGCGCCTGGTCAGCTGCATCCGCGCTGCATCTGCGTTAAATCCTGGAAGGATAGAGAGAGAAAGCACAAAAAAAAGGTGTGAGGGTAAGAAATGCAAGGAACTTACCCTTCAACACCTTGTGTCTACGTACTATAAGAGGGAATCTTATGCTTTAGACATCTGTAAATTGACAATCCTGGTAGGAATCACGACATTGAGATTACAATAATCACAAGCGTGACCGAGAGCGACAGGTTGAGCGTTATGTCTATCATCAACTTCTCGCAATCTTTTGCCACAAATACTGCACATATATTGCCTTTCCAATATTAAGAATACTAGATATAAAATATAATGTAAACAACTGTTTGCATAAAATCCAGACGTAGTATAGTTAGAAACATACTAATAAATACAAGTTACTTTTGTGTTTGAATAGGAGCAACAAGTATTTAAAAGTTAGAGATAGATTAGCAAGTAGGAATATTCATTACAGCCCTGTTGAGAATATGACCGAAAGCTAATCTTTCTTGCTTATAATCCCCCAAATCAACCAGGAAGCTGCAGGACCTGGCGACCCAGACCACCAAAACAAAAGAAATATAGCGAGAAAGAGAAAGAAAACTTCCTATAAATATATAAATATGTTAATATAGATTGTCAAAAAGAAAGGAAATATGACCAAAATACACGATATGCCAGATGATTGGTTTATTGATGGGCAAAGCTCAAGCCAGGACGAACAGTTTTATGGAAATACTATTCAGACTAGCTTGAACAGAAAGAACATTAATGAACGAGCAGAAATCACATTCATTGGCGATAGTGTTATTGATTGTAAATCCTACACTAGAACAGGCAAAGGAACTGTGGACTATTTCGCAGAATCTTACGCCAACGAAACATACATGAGTATGATAAACGACCAAAGTAGAGATGGCGATACAATATATGATTGCATTGAAAAAGCAAATCAGATAAACGACAAATCTAAATTAGTTGTAGTTAGTGTAGGCGGAAACGACTTATTGAAACTTATTTCAATGGTTAAAGAAATTGATGACACAAACTTGTTAAATGGTTTATTACTTAGTGAGTTAGATAAATTGTCTAATGCATACGAAACTATGCTTCAACAATTTAAAACACGAGCTACTTATCTCTTGATGACTTGTTACGAGGGTAACCTAGCATACAATCCACAACGATTTTACGGAATGGATTACACAGCGAAAGCTATTGTAAGTATGTGGAACGACAGAATATCAAGGATAGCTAGAGATAAAAACTCACGTTTATATAAATCATCTTATGATGTATTGGACATTAGAGAAGTAATGTCGCCAAAATGTTATTACAACGAGATTGAGCCAAATGAGATTGGAGCAAAACGAATTGCTAGAGCAGTTAAAAGATACGTAAATGAAACAGGAGTACTCATATAATGGGTATTCCTGGATTCAATAAAAGCGGATTTAAATTAAGTTGGAATGGATTTGATTGGACAAAGATTGAAGTGAACAATTTTGAACTTCCAACTTGTGCTTTGTGCTTACAATCTAAAGAAATACAATTAGGAAGCATTTACTGTTGTGAGTGCGAGGAGGATATGAAATGAGCGAACTACCTAAAGAGTTAAAAGAACTCTACGAGGAAAGAGAAAGAGTTAGAGCAAAACTTCATGCGAAAGCAACAGAATTAGGTTGCGATATGCAGTTGGCTGATTCTGTCTTAGGAATCGGAAAACAAATAGACATCTTAATAGGTAACATTATGTTAGTTATGGGAGAAGATGACGGAACTAACTATGTACAAGGCGTTATTGATGAAGTAAAGGAAAATCTAAATGGCAAAATATAAAACCGTAACATTAAAAGAGATAGCTGCAAATAACTTTAGTCTTTCGCCAAAAGATTATATAAAAGATACAGAAATAAAGAAAGAGAGGAATAATGAAGCTACACGATACTGATTATGTGATTATAGATAAAAATACTTTAGAACCAATAGAAAGTATAGATATTATTTATGGTGCAGATAGTTTACAAGAAGAATTAGAAGAAAGCCCATTAGGAAATAACGAAATTGCTATGTCAATGACAAAGTTACCTAAACAATTACAAGATAGATATACAGAAAATAAGAAAGAGAGGAATAATGGAACTATTTGAGTTTTTCCAGGACAAACCTATTCCAAAATTAAGAAGTCAAAAAGCAAAAGTGTTATGGATGTTAGAGGTTGCAAGATTATCTCCAAACAAAGACATACACGCAATGACTTTCATATATGAATATGGAATACCAAGAATAAGTGGAGCAATCCACCAATTAAGAGCTGATGGGCATGACATATTATCACATGATTTACCGAATAACTCGTGTGCATATGAGCTTATAGCAACAGCAAAAGAGAGAGAAAGTATGAGGGATTTAGTTGAATGACCTATATAGATGAAATAAATAACAATTCTGAGAGGCAAAAAGCAAAACAGATTATGGAGCATTTAGAATATGCTAAAGAGCAGAAGCTAATAATGATTAAAGCAAGAAAAGAACATATGTTGGAACTACGACAAAGAGGTGTAAAAGTTACTGTCATAGCAAAAATATATAATGTAACAAGACAGCGTGTTTATAAAATATTGGAGGAGGAAAATGCCTTGGACAACAATAAGTAAGACACCTAAAAAGTTTCGTTTTGATTTATTTGGAACGATTTATAAATTAGAAATTCGTAGGTCAAAAGAATACTACGAGCCGATATGTGATTGGGATGGAACGCCAATGACTACTGAAGAGGATTTCTTCAGAAATAGAGACAAAAAAAGAAAGGATATGTAAATGGGATGGCAAGACGAGTACGAAAACGTAGAGGATAGGTTAGTTAAGTTTTGGAAAGATAATCCAAACGGAAGAATTGAAACAGAACCAACCTATACATCAGAAAATGCACAAGTTATTGTTATTAAAGCGTCAGTTTATAAAGATATAGATGACGTAAATCCTGTAGCGACAGGTATAGCAGAGGAAACCAAAGGGCAAGGGAATGCTTATGTAAATAATACTTCCTGGGTAGAGAACTGCGAAACTTCTGCTATAGGTAGAGCATTAGCTAATTGGATGTATCAAGGTAGTGGTAAGAAGCGACCATCTATGCAGGAAATGACTAAGACTCAGAAATTTAAAGACGATAAAGTCAAAGTAGAAAAAGTTGATATGCGTAAGAAAGAGAATCAACCTACTGCAGAAGAGAAAGCTGCAATGGAAAAAGTTGCTGATGAGATGGTGTCAGAACCTAAGACAAATACAACTAAAAACAATAAAAATGCAGAGCAAATGAAACATGTTATGCAGGAAATATGTTCTGATGAAACACAACGCAAGGAAATCCAGGCAAGTGTCTATGCGAGGCTTGTATCTGAGGACGATTTTATGGAAGATGTTGAGAAATGGTCTAACGGTATGATGGATAAATTCCTTGATGAGTTTGAGAAGAAGTATGAAGAATCTACAGGTAATATTAATAATGTAGAAAAAGTATTTGATACAGAGGAAAAGACACAAGGGGGTGATGAAATGAGCAATTTTGGAGGAGATAATCCTGCTAGTGAGGGTCAAATGAAATGGGTTAATGACATTATGAGAAAAGCACAAGATAAACTTGACGCAGATAGTGTTAAAGAACTCAAAGAACTTTACGGAGATGGCAACCTAACAGGAACACAAGCTAGTGAAATTATTTCTAATTGGAACGATAAGGTTAGATAATGTCAGATGGATTAGAGCCTATATCATTTAAATTAGATAAAATTGTAAACAAACTACAGAAACGTTTTCCAGACCATGACTTTACTGTTGAAAGTAAGCCAAGAAGAAAGCATTTCTGTAGTTTAAAAAATGACAATCCTAAATCATACGCAACAGATATGGACGGTAATGATTTTTGTATTGAACAATACAAGGAAGTTACAGAGGAAAATTACCATATTTATAAAATAAAAACATGTTATGCGATTCTTAAAACAAAACAAGAAAAGGAACTTATGAAGAAAGGAGCTTTCTAATGCCTAGAAGCGAAGAAAATATATTTAAAGAGCCAAAACTATTAAAGAAATGGGCAATAAATTTAGCTAATGCCTGTGGAGGACAAGAAGTTTCACAGACAGGAATTAAATTAAACAATCATAGCACACACAAAATAGATAAATTAGTTGTTCAATTTGTAACTGATTACAATTTTAATATGCAAGTGATGAATGATTTGAGAGAAAAAGAAGAAAAGCAAGAGGAAGAATGACAGTAAGAATTAAAATTATTGTTGATAAGGAGAATGTTTTGCAAGAGTATAAAGTTATAGAGAAGCCTACACATATCCCCTTGGAAATAGTAGTAGTAGAAGAATGATAGAACTAGTACAGTATTTTATACTTATATTGTTAGGTGTCTTAATAGGAACTAATATCAAATGACTATTCAAGATGACATAATAACTTGCAGAAATTGTCAACAAACTGATGTCTTAGATGGAACAACAGGACTTTGTTACCAATGCAACAGGTATGACATTTAAATCATAATATACAGAGGTTATCCCAACCTTTTTTGTTAATTGTAAACGTTAATACTCCTGGATGACTCCACATTCCTGTTCTTGCTGTAAAATCTATTGATTTATCTAAAGATGGAGATTGAAACCAAGTCCTATCGCCTTGTTGTTTAGAGCGAAAGTGATGATAATGCCCGGTTACGAGAATTTTAGCCTCTGCAGCAGGAAGAAAACCATACATTTGTCCTTTCCACCAATTTTCTATCTTATTTTCTGCATTGCCACTGCCAGAACTCATATGTCCGTGAGTCCAGGCACAAGTTATTGATTTAACTTCTATAACTTGGTGATAATCATTAGGAACTACAACCTTAACCCCTTTATATCTCTCTTTATTCGCAGCCATTATCTCTTCACATATTTGTAGGTGCATAATGTCACTATTATCAAGACGGTCTGTAAAAACTGCACCTTTTCCTGCCCTTGACATCTCGCCATGGTTACCTGGAACTCCACAAAGAACTATTTTGTCTGCAAGAGGAAGGAAAGTATCTATTGTTTTCATTATCATTGAACGTGCAAGAGCATATTGTTCTATAAGTGATAGCTCTACATTGAAAGGCTGAGATGCGTAGAAGCTAGATGTACAGTTTTCTGTAATATCACCAAGTCCAACAAGGTAGATTTCATCTATAGCTACATTCAACCTACGTAAATCTTTAATTCTATTAACTGCGTCCTGTAATGCTTGGTCATACCTTGCAATAGTATTCTCAACTCCAAAATCTCGCTTACCTAACTGCCAATCAGCCATAAAAAACATAAAAGCAGTGTCACCACCGCTATATTTCTTCGTTATAGGAGGCTTTTTAGAGGCTTTTTTGAATAATTCTTTAAAATATTTGTCATGTCCTGGGTCTTTTTTGCGTACAATCCCTTTAAATGCATAAAAAGTAGTAGTTTCTCCACCTTTTAGTTGTGTATTCCACGCAGATGCACGTACTGAGCCTTCAATTTCGTATAATTTAGGGTCAAATCCCCATTGTAAGAGTATGTCATCAAACTTTTCCCTGTAATTAGGGTCTGTTCCAACGTGTGTTATTTCTCCTAACCCACTTTGTTCGTTGACTTCTAGTCCTGGTTTCCAACCTGATTTATAGAAATTATTTCCCCACTCTTCAGGTATAGGGTTTTTCTTTGCGATACATTCTCCAATCCTGTTAATACAATTATACAGTTATTGAAAGACTATATGTTTATTTAGAAATTTGTTTCTTAGCGTATGTTTTAACTACTGCTAATGCAGCTCCACCACCAGCTAACGCAGCTAACTGAATTACTTCAGCGTCTACACCAACCAATGGAGCAACAGTTAAAGCACCGATAAAGGCTTCAACGAATGTCCAAGCTGTTCGCTCAATCATATCTTTCAAGTCTTCACTCATTTTATAACTCCATGCTTCGTTCCAAGGAGTCCACCACAAGTCCTTCTTAAACTTTCCCTCAGAGTCTCTTGTTCTTTTAAATTTTTCAAACATTATATTATATTCTTACCATCAAGTTTAGCAGTTAGTATTTGGATTTCTCCACTTAGTTCACTTAACTTTTCATAAACATCAGATGGTTCTTGCTTATCTAGTTGTACTTTGCTATATTCTATGGTCACTTTATTGCCCATAAGTAGCTGTTTTGCCACTTTAGGATAGAGTTTTTTATACGCATTTGCGGAGCTTCCGACCATCCCATTGAAAGATACGTCTAAATCCTGTTGTGTATCTCCAATTATAAGACAACCAGAGGTATGCTCGTCTGTGTTCCCTTGATGAATTAAGATATACTCAAATCCTGGAACATCTTTTATCCACAACATACCACGGTGCATATCTGGATACTTCTTCTGATAGCGGTCATTAAATCCTCCGACAGTTCTTAATGTTATATCATAAGTTCCTTCAGGAATACATGTTTCGTGCATAACTTTAACTGCTTGATATTGGTCTTCGAGAGTGTAGCACTCAAAAAGTCCATCAACGAAAAGCATACCGTTTGTGGCATCTTTGCCAAATTGTGTCCTTACAACCTGTAATTTCATATTTTTCTCCTACCTTTTAGGGTACTTGCAGTTACAAATTGTAACATTTGTACCTTTTTCATTTTTATATGACACACACTGACTATCTACTTGCTGATTTTTTGACTTCATCCTTACCTTTTCTAAATCCTATGGTTAATAACCATATAACTAAGGTAATTAACGTTGCGAGTCCAGTAATTTGCTGCGCACTTCCTGTCAAAGTTAAAGTGGCTATTACTAAACCAACTAACGTCCAGGAAAGATTTAAAGTTTCTTTAATTATTTCTATAAACCAATTCCATATTTTTTTAAACATTATGATTTCCTCATTATAAATGCTGCCATACTAGCTATTCTAGTCAAAATAACTGGCACTACAACTTCTTGAGCTTTTTCCTTTTGGTCATTAGTCATATCAGAACCTATATCACTTATACTTATTTCTTGTATATTTATATCAGTTAAACTTTCTATAGGATTTTCTATAAACTCTTCAAACTGTACCTCAGTAACAACATCAGCAAGGGTATAGTTCTCTACATCCTTATTCTCTACAGCTCTCTCAACATATTCTTCAACAGCAGT